AAGTCCCCCTAGACATGGTAAGACAGAACTACTAATTCATTTTGCTGTATACCAAATAATACAAAATCCTAATGTAAGGATAATGTGGGTAGGTGGAAATGAGGATATAGCTAAGAACTCTGTATCAGCTGTATTAGACCAACTAGAAACAAATGAGAGATTACAAGAAGATTTCTGTAAACCTGGAGAAACTTTTAAACCTGAGAACAGGTCAGGAAAAAACTGGGGACAAAATCAATTTACTGTAGGTACAAGAACAGTACCCGGCATTAAATCACCAACTATGGTGGCCGTAGGTAAGGGTGGTAAGATTCTATCAAGAGACTGTGACATAATTATTGCAGATGACATTGAAGACCATCAAACTACTATGCAACCTGGTGCAAGAGAATCTACAAGACAATGGTGGACTACAACTCTATCTTCAAGAAAAGAGGAACATACTGCTGTTGTAGTTATTGGTTCAAGACAGCACCCTGATGACTTATACAATCACTTACTAGATAATGATAATTTTACTTCTATCGTAGAATCAGCTCATAAATTAGAATGCAACATTCCAGATGAAATAGAAAAAGAACATAATGAATGTATGTTATGGCCTACTAAGAGAACATATCCTTGGTTAATGTCAAGACTTAGAGCTGCTGAGACTACAGGTGGTAGACAAATATTTGAAATGGTTTATTACAATCAAACATATGTAGAAGGTACACAAATATTCCCTATGGAATTAATTGATAGTTGTTTAGAACAGGACTGGGATATTGGGCAGATACCAAAAAACTTACATTTAGTTGCTGGACTTGACCCATCTAGTTCTGGATACCAAGCTTCCGTATTATGGGGTATTGATTCTCATAAAGGAGAGCTTTATCTTATTGATATAGAAAATAGACAAGGTGGAGGCACAAAAGCAGCTATGAATATTATATCAGACTGGAACGACAGATATAGTTTGAAACATTGGGTAATAGAAGAAAACGCATTTCAAACTGCTATACGTCAAGATGATAAGATTAAAAAGTTTGCTCTTATAGCAGGTATTACATTACAAGGACATATAACTGGAAAAAATAAACACGACCCTATGTATGGTGTTGGTGCAATGGCAGGTTTGTTTGAAGCAAAAAAAATTCACTTACCCTACAATAATTCACAAACTAGAGCTAAGATAGATGCTTATAGGCAACAGTTATTATATTTTGATGGGAAACCCGTATCAAAAAGAAATAAAGAGAAGACAGATATCGTCATGGCATCTTGGTTTCCAATGAAGGTTTTTAGACGATTGCAGAAAGAAAGATTAGCAGATATAGGAATGGACTACAACCCTAGTTTTACAAGTTATAATGTAAGTGATATGAACGATGCACCATGGCAGTAGAAAAAATAGGTAAAAAAACCTACAATGAAATTATTACAGCAGCTCAAGAGCTGGTACTGGGTAATGCCAACGTTGATAATTACGATAACAAATTAAGAATTAGAGCTATACTAGATGGTGGTACTGATGGCATACATGCTTTATTAGGAAATACTCTTGATACTGCTGACGCAGACTTATTGCCGACACCAAATTTATTACAAAGTGGTATAGACCGTCTAGCTCAGAAGATTTCAGGAGTACCCCAAGTTAGAGTTGACGTTGCCAATCAGAACGATTCAGACAGAGCTTTAAAGCGTGCTGAAAAAATTGAGCGAATAGTTCAATCCTATGATGAAAAACAAGAACTCTCTTCACAACTTGCTCAAGCTGCAAGATGGTTACCTGGTTATGGTTTTGCTGTTTGGATAATTACAGTTAAGACAGATAGAAATGGATATCAATATCCTTGTGCAGAACTAAGAGACCCATACGAAACTTATGTAGGTAACTTAGGTCCTGACCAACAACCAACAGAAGTAGCTATATTAAGAAGCGTACCTAGAAGTAAATTAGCTCAAATATATCCTGAATATGCAAGTATAATTTTACAAAAAGATAAAAACGAAAATAAGAACCCAAGTGCAAATCCAACTATTTTAAGTACTGTTAATACTAAAAGTGACGCTGCTTGGGAAAGCAATAATGGTGAAGGTGTTTCAATAATTGAATACTATGACATTGGTGGAACTTATATAATACATCCTAAGTCAAGAACAATTTTTGATTTCATCCCTAACATACTTAGTACAGTTCCCTTTGTATTTATGAAAAGATTTTCCTTCAATGAATTGAAAGGACAGTACGACCATGTTATAGGCCTAATGGCTATGATGGCAAAAATTAATATCATGTCAGCAATAGCTATGGAAGATGCAGTCTTTACAGAAACAAATATTTCAGGTGAACTTGAGTCAGGACAATATAGAAAAGGTAGATATGCTATTAACTATTTATCTCCAGGTACACAAGTTACTAAACCTATTAATAATATGCCTTATCAATTATTCCAACAAGTAGATAGATTAGAACGACAACTAAGAATGGTTGGTGGATATCCTGTTACTGATGACTCTCAATCTCCTAACTCTTTTGTAACTGGTGCAGGATTAAGCGAACTAAATACTTCTATGGGATTAATGATTAATGAATATAGAGAAGTAATTAGAACAGGTCTTGCTAAAATGGATAATAAGAGATTAGAACTAGATGAAATAATGTCTAAAGACTCTAAGCCAATGGCAGGATTTATTAATGGTTCTGCTTTTTCAGAGAATTATAAACCATCAAGTGATATAGCTGGAAACCATAGGACAAGAAGAATTTATGGTGTTATGGCTGGATTCGATGAGCCACAAAAGATAGTTACAGGATTACAACTTGTACAAGCAGGTGTTATAGATGTAGAAACTCTACAAGATAATATCGATGGTTTAGAAAATGTTACTAAAGTTCAAGAACGTATACGTAAGAATAAAGCTGAACAAGTATTATTTGATTCAGTATTAGGTAGGTCAGCAGAAGGAGACCCTCAAGCAACTATGGCAATTATAGCTATATATGAAGACCCTAAATCTATGACTGATATATTAAAGAAATTTTATACACCAGAGGACCCAGAAGTTAGTCCAGAAGAAATGGCCATGATGCAAGCTGCTCAACAGCAACAAATGCCTCAAGGACCACCACCAAGTGTATTAGAAGCTTTAGGAGGTATGTAATGGATGATGATACAATGCATAATACTTTTTGGGAGATGATAACTAACGAATATGGTATGCCAGATGACAATAGTTATATTGTTGCTGATAGGCAAATAAGTATTATCCCTGTAAATGATTTTATAACTATTATTGTACAAGAGGAAGGAGAAGTATTTTAATGAGTAAAGATAGAAAAAGACCTATGCCAACTGCAGACAATGCTGTAAATATAGGTTCTGATGGAATTAGAACTGATGGTAATCCATCAAATGCTAAAGCTGTAGGAAGAATACCTGATTTAGAATATGGCGCACAACAAGCTTTAATAAACCAAGGACAAATGGGTGGAGGTATACCAGGAGGACAAGGACCTAATGGAAATATTAATCCTGGTGCTGTAGCTGCTCAAAATATATTTGCTGGTACTGATAGGCCTGCTGAGTTTGCAACAGAAGGTGCAGACCTAGGACCTGGCTCTCCAAGTTTCTCCTTGTTAGAAGAAGATGAAAATGCTTTACTAGCAGCAATGTATGCAGTAATGCCTAATAAATTAATCTCGGAGTTAATTAATAACGGAAGTCGATAATGCTATTTCCTGACCCGTTTGAGGAAGACCTCCATTTAGAATACAAAGAAAAATCACAAAGAAAGTTTGATGCTCTTAAAGAACAATTCTCTTTAGATAATGGAGCAGTAGTTAAAAAACTAATTCAGATTACTCGTGATTATCCTAATCTACCTAAATCAATAGCAACTGCTATGGCTTTAAGTCCTGTGAATGTGGGAGCTAAATCGATAGCAAAAGTAGCTGATATGATTTCTAATAAACAATTAGATGAAAATCAAAGAGCTTGGGATGCAGCATATGCTGAAGTAGAAAATACTGAATTTGTTGAAGAAAAGATGGTTGATGATTTTTCAATAAACTTAAGAAATATTATTAATGGTGATTCTCAATTAGGTGTTTGGGGATGGGCAGCTTGGGAAGGTATGACTAGAACTCTTAGAGATAAAGTATCACCTATGGGTGGCTTACAACAATATGTATGGTCATTAGCTGCATATGACGAAATGCTTGAAAGTGGAATGAGTCCTGAAGAAGCACAAGCAAAAGTACCTATATGGGTTAAAGATACAAATATTCCAGACATAGGAAAAAATAAAGGTGCCTGGGGTGAATTAAAAGAGTTTGCTCAAATTTGGAAAGAAGCCAATGATTTAGTTGGAGAGTCTTATTTTACTGCAATGTTTAAAGAAGCTCTAAAAGGAAATGCTGTTAACTATGACAGAGATAGAGTTATGTTTACTGAAAGTTTATTAGCTGAAGGTAATCCTGTTTATGAAAAAATGATAGAACAAGGTATTGCACCAGCTAAAGCTAGAGAAATATTTTATGAACAAGTAGGTACTCCTATAAAAATAGATGAAGCATTAGGAGTTCAAACATATACATCTATAACTAATCCATATCGTGTTAAGTTTGACCCATGGGCAGCAAACATGTCTCCAGAAGGAAGTATTGAAAAATTAATGAACATGACAGGAGATTCAAAAGTTCCTGGAATGACTCCTTCTGATTTAAAAAGAGGAAATTTACAACTTTATACTCCAGGAAGATATGAAGCAGCACAAGTTGCTGAACCTGGAACTAAAGCTTATAACGCAATTTCTGGAACTATAGATGCAGGTATTAACTTAGTATCTGAAGCAGGTGTTGGAAAAATAATTAAAGGTCTTGGACAATTAGGTAAAGCAATTACTACAGTTGATAGTTTAACTGATGCTGATAAAGCAGCAAAGATTAGTAAGTATCAAGATTTCTTTAAAACTGAAAGTCCTATAGACCCTTCTGAAGGTATACTTTCAATGAGAAATTCACAAATAATAAGAAGAGGTACTCCAGAAACTAGAGGAGATTTTGCAGCTGGTAGAAGATTTTATAAAGAAGCAGGTTTATTTAGAGGTTTAAGAGGAACTGTATTTTCTAATACTGCAGTAGATTTAATAAATAGTCCTTTTGGTCAAAAAGTTACAACAGCTTTAACTAATGAAAATAATATAGCTAAATTACATTCTTTACCAGGTATTGGAGATTTAGATACTGCTGATATTGTTAGAATTGCTGATTCAACAGATGAAGCTACAACAGTTCAAATATTAGAAGAATTATTTAATGCTAAAAAATTAACTGAGTTACCAGGAAAACAATCTGCATTATTAAATGGAGCTTTAAGACAAGCAGCTGTTACTGGTACAAGATTACAAGGAGAAGCTGGTGTAGTTAAACAAGGTATAGGAAAAGTATTATCTACTATTGGAAACGAAGATGCTGCATTTAAAAGTATTGGAAGTTCTTTAGCTGGTGTATTTAAACAAAAACAAGCTATAAATCCAGCAGTCAAAACAGGTATTGATAATGTAGATACACTCTTTGGTTTAAAAACAAGACTTACAGCTGGATGGGACCCATATTGGACATCATTATTATCTTTAACTCCAGAAATGGGTATGTCTCTTACTAATAGAGAATTAGCAGTTAGACAGTTAATTGGACATATGCAAGTTGTTGGTTATAAGTGGGATGAAATGCAAGAACCTGTTAGAGAGTTACTTGCTATAGATATAGATGATACAGCTGGTGTAATGAATTTTTCATGGGAACAAATACTTAGAGATGTAGGAAGAGTTAAAGAAGCAGGTGGAAATGATTTATGGGTATATAAACAAGCTAGAAATATGTTTAATACAGGTGGAGATGTACGTGCATATTTTGTTGATGCAGCTGGTAAAGAGATGCCTTTCATTGGAGATGTGTCAGAAGAAATAGTATTAAGAGACCCTTATACAGGAAAAAGAATGAAAGCTTTAGTACCTTCTGTTCACTTATTAGCAGAGATGGGTGATATAACTGCACCATTAATTGATTACAGATTAGTTAATAGAGCTATGGGTAAAGTATTTACTCAGTATGGAGATGATGCAGAGAATGCATTTACAAGTACTTTTAGATTTTATAAAGAACAAGGTTCAAAAATTAAAAATATTTGGACAAAAGCAGGAGATACACCATTTATGGTTGATGGAGAATTTAAAGGTTTTATTCCTGGTAAGAATATTACTGATGATGCAGCTACTTTAACTTTAGATTTTATAACTAGAAATGTATTTAAACCATTAGTTCTATTAAGAGGTGCATGGTTTGTAAGAGTATTTTTAGAAGAATCATTACGTATGTCAGCAGCAGGTTTAGAGAATATGTTTGCTCATCCAATTAATTATATGATGTGGGTTAAATCACATGGTGATGAAGTAACTTTACTTGGCAAAAAGAAAAAAGATAAAATGCTAAGGACTATTTCAGGCAGAGGTGAAGACACAAGTAAGCTATTAGAATCTGAAGAATATATTAATGCAACTAACTCTGGTTGGGCTGCAAGTAGTTTAAGAGGTAGACCTACTGGTCGTGGTAGGCAATTTATTGGTAAAAATTGGATAAGAGTAAGTAGAGGACATGCAAAATATAATCAAGGCCTAGCAACAGAATTATTACAATTACGTAATGACCCAATAGCTAGACATCTTGCAGGTGCTGATTCTTTTGAAGATGCTCTTAAATGGTTTAAAAGTAATGAAGCTTTACAATACAGAGAAGAGTTATATAAAAGAGGTGGCGTAAGGTTTAAAGAACTTTTATATGATGAAGATGCTATGGAACAATACTTGGCATCTGTTGAAGCTCGTATAAGAATAAAAACAGGTGGAACAGTTAAAAAAGGTATTGAATACAATCCTGATTGGAAAAAGAAATATAATCTTGGTGCTGATACAGGTAATAAACGTTTAAGAAAAGCTATTGCTACAGGAAAATTAGATTCTGTAGATGGTAGATATACAGTTAATTTTGTAAGAGAATCTGGTGACCAATTAAGTAAAGGGGAACTATCAGATATTTATAGAATAATAGATGGATATGTAGAAGATGGTATTGAATTTGGAAAAATTAAAGTTGCCGAAGATGTTATAGAAAGTCAAAACTTTTTAGGAAAACTTCAAAATGGTTATGATGAATTAGTAAATGTAGCTTTTAATGAATTAATGACTAAACCTAACAGTTACTTATCTAGGTCTCCAGTATTTAAACAAAACTATTGGGGATGGGTATTAGGTAATATTGGCGAAATGAATAAAAAGACACAAACTAAATTTATTAAAGATGCTAGAGCTGCAAAAATTCCTAAACAGTTTATTGAAGAAATGGTATCTTCAGCTAAATTTAAAGCAGGTAAACTAGATGATTTTGAATTATTAAGTACACAAGCTAAAGGATTTGGTTTAGCAGCTACAAAACAATTATTATATGATGCTTCTAAAAAACATAAACTATCTGATATAACTAGAAATATATTTCCTTTCCCTGAAGTATGGTTCGAACTTACAAAAACATGGAGTAAGTTATTAATGAATAATCCTTATAAAGCAAGACAAGCGCATTTAGCTGTAGAAAGTTTAAGGAATACACCTAACTCTACAGGAGTTGGTGGTTGGATAATGCCAGACCCAAGTGGTTCAGGAAATGAAATGTTTGTATATCCAGGAACAGGTATGTTAACAAAAATGATTTATGGTGAGCAAAAAGATGAAGACGGTAATCCTATTGAGTCTGATGTTCTTGCTGCACCTATGGGATATGTTTCAGGAATTAACTTACTTGGACAAGGATTTGTTCCAGGTGTAATGCCTCATGTAGGTATGCTTGCAGATAAAGTATTACCTAAAACTGGAATGTGGAATGAATTTAGAGGATTAATTTATAATGAATTTGGACCACCTCAACAAGCTGTACCTACTCCATCATGGTTACAAAAATTTAGAGGTGCTTTAGATGGAGATTCAAGTAGTGAATATGGAAAACTTAGAGCATCTACAACTATGGATATATGGAGATATGGTAAAGCTGTAGGTAGAGATAAGGTTTTATTACAAGAAGGCAAATTAAATAAATGGATAAATAAAGGTTATAGCGATGAAGAAGCATATTTAGCTTGGTCTAATAGAGCAGCAGGTAAAGTATTTATATTTAGAGGATTATCACAATTCTTTGCTCCTACAGGTTGGACTCCTAAATTTTATGTAGAAGATTCAACTGGTGAGTTATGGGCTGCACAGGTACTTGCTGATGAGTATACAAAGATATTAAAGAAAAATAAAGGTGATGACCACGCAGCATATAATGAATTTTTAACAACTTATGGTATAGAACATCCATGGCTTACTAATGGTAAGTCTCAAAGTAAGGTTGGTAAGATTGCTCAAACTACAGCTGTTCAAGAATGGCAAGAAAAAAATAAAGATAAGTTAGAAAAATTTGATATAACTTCTTGGTATTTATTTCCAGATAATCCATATGACGAAATGAATTGGGAAAATAGATATGAATTTATTAAACAAGGAGATATCCTTCAATTAAATCCTGAAGAATACCAAAGAAAAATGAATGATACTATAGGTTTCTTTAGATATAAAGCATTCGAAAGACAAGCAGTAGCTGCAGGAGTTACAGGTAGAGCGCTTCAAATTGCTAAAGGTATTAAAAGAGACCAATTAGTAGAACAATTACCTGGCTATCTTTATACTGTTGGAACATTAGAACCTATATCTAGTAAGGCTAAATTAAAAGAAATTGAAGATAAATGGTTTGGTGATGAGTTTGCAATGTCCACTCAAGCAGGACAGGGACTTAAAGAGTTTTGGCCTTCATGGGAATTAGCAAAAGAAGTATCTACAGGATTATCAGACACAGGAAATGACGAATATTTTTTAACAAGTAGTTCACCCGAAGCTGTAGCAATTAGACTAGGATTAAATCAAATAGCTATTGAAATTGGTAAGGAATATCCAGATTTTGCTGTATTATATTTAGGAGTATTTCAAAAACTATATAGAGACGATTTAGATATGATTAGAGGAAATTAAATGACTGCAGAAGAGAAATTAGAAGAAATTACTGGTTTATCTATTGACGATTTTAATAGAGACTGGGGAAAGACTTATTCTGTTGATGAATATAATTTAATAAAAAAAGCTCTTGATACTGGAAATCCAGATGAAATAGTAGATGCTTTTAATAATATTCAAAATAGGAGAACAGCAAATCAAGGAATGAATCCTGGTGATTCTGCAATAATAGAACAAGCTGTTTCTCAAGTACCACAAAAAGATAAAGATAATATGCAATTTATTCCTTCTTTAGATGCACAAGGTAATCAAAATTATGATACTGAACGTAATCCAATATATATACCATATACATCTCCATTACAAAATGATATAGGTGCGTTGTTTACTGCAACTACATCACCTGAATTAGTAGCAGCTTTTCAAAAAGCAGCAGAACAAGCAGGACTTGTAGATGAAGATGCATTCGGTGAGGAAGATTATTTCGGTCCTAAGACACAAAGTTTAATAGCTACAATAATTGAATACGGACAACAAGCTTATACTATTCAACCCGGTACTACAGAAGCAGATGCTGTTATAAAGCAATATGCACCTAATGGTTTCTTTGGACATCCAATAGATGAAGACTTAGGCCCTAAGCATGAATTATCTACTGCTATATTTATGAAAGCATTCGATGATTTAGCAGCAGAGTATGCAGCTGGTAAGAAAAAAGACGAAGAAGAAAAAGATTTAGAAACTCAACAAGCACTAGCAGCTCAAGCTGGAGTTCAATTATCGCCTGTAGAAGTAGGAGATTTATTGGAAGATTACTATGAAAGAAACTATATGAGACCTCCTTCTAAAGAAGAGATGTCAAGATATTATGATTATTACGGACAAATGCATTCTAAAAGATTTAAAGACTTACAAGCATTTTATGATGCTAATGAAGCAGGAGAAATATTTGAAACATATGCTGCACCATATAGAGGTGAATTTGGCGGAGCAGATGTACCTCAGCAAAGATTAATTGATTTTTCAGTTACTAATCCAAAAGCTGAGTTAATGCAAAAAGTTCAAGAAGATACTGAAGGTGAGAGAGCTTTGATTAATCAAGGTAATCTACAAAGACAACAGACAAAAGATTTAAAGAAGAAAATGTTTAGTATGGTGTACGGATAATGGCAAGAGACCCTAAAGAAGACCCGTATTATAATCCAGACTTTTCTGATGAAGTTAATGAAGTAACTAATTCATTTGTATATGAAAAGAAAGTTGGAAGACAAGCTACTGGAGATGCAATTATTGTTAGACCAGTAGGAGATGGAACTTGGGAAGTATTATTAATTGAACGTAGTAGAGGACCTCATCAAGGAGGACTAGCTTTACCTGGTGGTTTTAAAGAAGGTGCAGATTCTGTAGAAGATTTTGTTGCTAGAGAAGCTTTAGAAGAAACAGGTTTAACAAATAATGATATTAAAAGAACAATAGATTTACCAACTAAAACAGATAGATATGACTGGGACGTTAGATTTGCTGATGGAGTAGATGTTAGTGGAAAAATATATGTTGTTGATGAAAGTTTTATTCCTATAGCCGGAGATGATGCTGTATCTGCAAGATTTGTAAATATAGATGAAATTGCTAAAGGAAATGTAGATGTAGCTTTCTTACATACTGAGTGGATTGCTGATACTGCTGGAGAATTAGAAATGGGCGGTATCCTTCAAGGTGCTTTAGATGAGCAAGCTGAGATTGATGGAATACGTAATAGTGATTTTATGAAAGAAATAAATGAAAAACGTAAAATAGACAATCAACCGTTAATGGATATTAATAAAGCTAATGAGTCTCCTTCTACATCTGTAGATAGATTAGCTGAACAAAGAGGTCCTTGGCCAGGTGATGATAGTCCTAGCAACCAAGAAGTATTTAGAAATGATGAATTAATGGGAAGAGTTGATAATAATGCAATAGCTGATGAAGTTGAAGCAAGTCAATTTAATGATTTAGGAGATACAGATATACCTGATGAAATAGAAGAGGCAGATAGATTAAGACGAGAAGCAGAACTAGAAATAACTGGTGATGTAGAAGATGTAGATATGGGTACATATGATAATGTCGAAATACAAAATGAGTTAGCTGCTTTAAGTGATGATGATAGATTAAGATTAAGAAAAGCACTAGAACAATTTGAAAGCGAATTGTTAGAAACAACAATGGAAGATTTAGATGCTTTCTTTGATGCTAAGTTTGGTAGAGATAGTCGTATTTTAAATGGAATGGTTTTTCAAAATATTGATGGTCAAGAAATTCCTATAGGTAAGTTAACAGATTTGTATAGAGAAGATGCATGGAATAGATTTTCAAATGATGTAATGGATGAAATACTTTTAAAAAAAGCTGGTATACAACCTGTTAATACAAATATTTTTCCTGAAGGAGAAATACCAGATTCTCAAAGAACATTTGTAGATGATGGAACAGAATATTATGTTGGTGACAATCCTCCAAGAGGAGCAGTAGATGTTAATACAGGAAAAAAAGTTGGTAGAAATATATTAAAAAATATTGGATGGCTAGACCCTGTAGAAGAAGGTATTACTACATTATTAGCTAATTTAGGTTTTAAAGGAACAGCATTAGCTTTAGGTGTAGCTGACGCAGTTAATTATCTAGGTAATGCAATGGCGTCTGCATCTAGTGCAGAAGCTAAAGCACAATTAATGCAGTCTCAAGCTTTAATGGGTGAACCTATAGATATAGAAAAATATCAACAAGATGTATTAAATAACTTTGGTCAATCTATGCAACGAGCAGATAAATATGGTATTTTTTCAAATGCATCCAGACAAATAGGTAGAATATTAAATAGACAGAATACAACACCAGAATGGAATCAATATGGCACAAGTTAATTTCGGACCAATAGGAACATACCTTATTAGTGTTAAAGGTAAATTAGATGCTGATGGAAATATAATTGAAGGTAATGATTTTGTTCATTTTATTGCATATGAAGATGTAACAAGTGGAACTATATTTACTTGGGTATTAGATGTAACAGCTTCTATTACTGACATAACAGATATAAGTGAAGCAGCATCAACTAATGTTGGTAGGTTAACAAATGTAATAACAGACATGGAAAGAGAAGGTAATGCAAAGATATTAACTGTTGACCAATATATGAATTTAGTAGGTAGTGGAACTGTATTTGAAGCTGGTTTTACATCTGAATTATACACAGGCTTTGAGACAAATTTAATGGAAGACCCTATAACATCATTTATAAAAACTTTAGATGAGATATCTTCTAACTTACCTTGGTTTAAAGATGAAGGTTTCTTAGAAGAATTAACAGCTCATTATGCAGAAAATGGTAATTATGATTTACCTGCAGAGAAATTAAGACCATATCTACAAAAGTATGGTTATTCAGAAGCAATGGTTAAAGCAGCACAGAGTGCATTTACAGACCCAGTAGGTAATCAAAAAAGTTTATCTGCTAATGCGAATGCTATTAGAGCTACTGTTGCTAGTAAAGGTGGATTTATGTCAGATGCTGCTATTAACTATGCGGCACAAAGAGTAACAAGTGGTCAATGGGACCAAGCAATGTTAGGACAACAACTTACTGCAGCTTTAGATGATTATTCTGTATTTACATTACAAGCAGGTTTTGCAATGGTATTAGATAGAGAAGGTGTAGGAAAAATTAAAACTATGGAAGATACAGTTAGAAGTTTAATGGATAAATGGTTACCACCTTCAATGCATAAAACTATAAATGTTTCAGCTGAAGCTGGTAAATTACGTAACTTTGGTAATGCTCAAACAGAATTAATAGAAAGATTTAAAGATATGAGATTTGCTCATTACCAAATGTATGATAGAGATACTCCTTGGTCTAGTATTGCAGACCCTGTTTATGCAACAGCTAAAGCAATATGGGGAGTAGCAGAAGTAGATGAAAACGACCCGATTATTTCAGCTATTATTCAACAGAATGATACAAGTAAAATGAACTCAATGTTAAAAGAAGAAGGTTTAAAAAGAGGTTATCAAACTACTATCAATAGTTTTGCTAGCTCAGTAGCTGGTACTTTTGGTATGGGAGATGTTAGCTCAAGAGGATTCTTGGAGGGTCAATTTGGATAGACAATTACAAAGATTTTTAAATAGAGAAATAACATTTTCAGAATATAAAAATGCTAATAAAGTAATAGCTAAACCTGTAAGTATATTGCCTGCTGATGAAAAATTATTTGCAGAAGCAGCTAAACAAGAAGCTAAAAAAATAGCTGAACGTATTGTAGAAGATATAGTAGAAGAAAGTACTGTAAATCCTAGTGACCAAAGACTTTATGATATACAAGAACGTATAGAGGCAGCTGAAAAAACTATAGAAAAAGATTTAAATGTAGAAGAATTAGTTGAAACTCTTGTATTACCTAGTGATGAGAAATTATTTAATATTGCTGAAACTTTAGAAGAAGCAAGGAATAAAGGTAGAGATACTCAATCTGAACCACTTTCAAGTGATATAAAATTATATACTATAGCAGAAGTTATTGCTGAAGAAGCAGTAGCAACTACACCTGATGTATTTCAAGGTATGGGTGTAGATGAAGCTAAAAAATTTACTACAGCTATTAAAGAAGTACAAGCAGAAAAAACAGATGTATTAGCTAATAGTGGTGTAGATGAAATGAATACATTTACAGAAGCATTATCTCAACAAGGTGAAGAATCTCTTAAGAATAGTGACTTCTCTATATTTGGTGATGATGCCATAGAAATAGAAAAAGCTTTTGAAGAAGTAGGTTTAGATATATTTTCAGAAAGAGCCAGAAATGAAGAAGAAGGATTTTTACCTGAAGGTGATGAAGCATCTGCTGGTTCTTATGATGATACTGTTGTAGATGATACTGTTGTAGATGATACTGTTGCAGAAACTGGTACAGAAGCTGATATAGAAACTGATATAACAGGTACGGGTGGAGAAGATGGTACAGAATATGTAATCCAAGATAATGGTTTTATACAAGTTAGATTACCTAATGGCTCATATGCAGATATAGACCCTGTTTTAATTGACCAATATATAGCACAAGGTGCAATACCTACAAATCAATTACCAGAGTTTGAAGGTATGGATGTAGTTACATATAATCCTGATGGAACAATATTATTAGCAGATGGTTCTACAAGTACATTAGGAGAACAATTAGAAATTAGAGGTACAGGAGCAACAACTGGACGAACAGGTAGTACTCAAGCTTCAGTAGATGCTTATGGTATAGATACTGCTGCTTTATTATTTGAGTTTTTTCCTGAAGAAGTACTTAAAGAATTTGTTAAATCATGGACTAAATACGATGATGTTGCTTTAGCTTTAGCAGAAACTAGAACAACAGAAGCTTGGAAAAAATATTTTGGTTTCTTAAAAAGACCAGATGGTACATTAATAATGACTGAAGCAGAGTCTTTAGCAGTAAAAGCAAGTTTTAGAGAAACTCTTGCTGAAATTGGAATTACAGATGTTAGTGAATTTGAAGATGATTTTAATCAAATGATTGCTGGTGAAACTTCTGCTGCAGAATTTCAACAAAGAATAGACTTTGTTTATACAAATGTTGTAGAACAATTACCAGAAGTATTAAGTTTATATGGTGAAAGATATGGAATTGAAACTGATATTCCAACAATATTTGGTTCATTAATTAGTAATAATGTACAAGATAAATTACTTCGTGGTGATATAAAATCAATACAAATACAAGCTGAAGGTACTAGAGCTGGATATGCAACATCTTTTTCAAAAGCAAATCAATTAAGATTAGCAGGATTAAACCAAGAAAGAGCTAGAAGTGTATATCAAGCTGGAGGAGTATATGAAACATCAGCTCTTAGAACAGGTAGAAGTTTTGA